TCATTGAGAATGAAATACAACCAAGGTTTGCAGAAAGAACCTTCTTTGTTTTCCTTGGTCACATTCCAACTGTTTTCCATAGCATTCACCAAGTTCCCACGAAACACCTCATCGTGTTTGGGGATTTGATGAGAGAAGTTATCTGGGAGATTTTGTAGTTTGTGTTGAAAATCATCCTTCGTTTTGAAGTAAAGAGGATAATTGTCTCCCAGAACTTCTCTCATCATCGGAGAATCGTAAACAAGAGTTGGAGTTCCTGCAAGGATTGGGTCTTGAACTGAAAGATTCCAAGTTGCATACCCCTTTATCCACGCAACCGAAGCATAAGAGTTTCGCAGAAAATCAGAATAGAGTTCATAAGAACCAAGGAGTGAATCTGGAACACCTTCATACGCATATTTGAATCTTCCTGGCTCAAATACTGACTCTTCATTAGAATCATTCTCTTCTAGTTCTTCCAAAGAAGCATTCTCAACTGGCGAATATCCAGACAATGGTTTCTTCACCTTTGCATCAGTCACAAATACTTGATACTCATCTGGAAGTCCTTGCATCATTTTGTGAAAACTTCTTGCACCAGTTGTTTCGTTCCAACGATGATTGAATGCAATCGCTTTGATTCCATCTGGAGCATTCCAGTATTCACCATTTGTCATTGGAAGTTCACGAGCTTTGAGAGGCATCTTTCCAATCTTACTCATGAGTGTGTTTTCATCTGGAACAAGAACATGAGGTTTCTTCTCAAAGTTAGAGAGAAGATACTTCGTGCTAGCATCAGAGTGAAAGAAGATTTTACTGCACCTGTCAATCGCTTCAAACTGACGAAAGAATGTTGGTGGAAAGGCTGGTGCAGGACTTGATGCGTTACAATCAACCCAATGAAAGAAACACATGGAATCGGTGTTATTCATACCATATCGCAACGATAACAGATTCCACAAAACATTTGTAAGTATCTCTGGTTGATGACAGAAGACAAAATCAATGTCAATGGATGAAGTATGAAGTGTCACAAACTCACCAGGGCGAAACTCCACTTTCTGTCTACCAGAAAAGATACGACAAAATGTTTTACCATCAAAGTTAGCACGATTCTGCATCACGGATTGTGGATACGGAAACGGAATGATGGTCACGTTATCCATAGAATACAATGGGTCTGAAGGAGACAATGTATTCAGTTCAGGAATCAAGATATAATGATGACAAATAGGCAGAAAGTGAACTGTATCCATCATCACTTTCCAATTTGAGCATCTCTCTACTTCATACTTGCGACCTTTCCAACGAACAGGAGAAGCCACGTGTAGAATACGTTTACCAAAGATTGAAACACCAGAATAATCTTTGTGAAATTGTGTCATTTCCATCATACGAACTCACATTCTGCCATCAATTCAACAAGACAGGCGACAAGGTTAATCTCTTGGTCTGCAACAAAAGCAGATTTATACTGATACTCTGCAATTGTCAGGACCGCTTGTGGAATGGAACCTTTATCCACTACATTATATAGCTCATCGTAGATTTTACGATAGACAGTTGCAGGGTCATTATCTACGTTTGCAACAACCCACTGTCTCATCTTGGAAAAGTTTTTCTCACGCAACGAATCTATCAACTCCTTGAGATTCATTTCCTTGATGTTTGCAAGAACACCAGAATTGATTTCACCAGAAGTTGAGTATCTTTGCAACTCATTTAGCACTCTGCGAAAATCTGGAAAGTGCTTGAGAACAAGTTTTGCGATTACCTCTTTATCGTAATCAATAGATTCATCTGAAAGAATACCTTCCACTCTTTTCATGAAACGAGCTGCGATGACTTGTTTCTCTCCATTTTTCAAAGAGAAGTCAATCACAGCACAACGAGAATGAATCGGTTCTATGATACGATTTTTGTAATTACAAGTGAAGATAAAAGAACAGTTATCCGCAAATCGTTCTGTGAAGTTTCTCATTGCTGGTTGAACAGAGTCAGCATTCATGTAATCTGCTTCGTCTATGATTACAACCTTGCGACTACCAGACAATGAGATTGTAGAACAGAATTGTGTCAACTTTGTTCTGAGAGTGTCAATCATTCTACCTTCATCAGAACCATTGATGATAAGATAGTCCGCTTGTGTCTCGTTACAAATCGCACGAGCAGCAGTTGTTTTACCAATACCAGATGTTCCAGTAAACATCATGTTTGGTATCTTGTTTTGACTGACTACATCACGTAAAGTTTTTTTGATTGATTCGGGAAGAATACAATCTTCAATAGTTCTCGGCCGATATTTCTCGACCCATAACAAAGATTCTGACATGATTACCCTTCATATGTGGAGTTCTGCTCGAGAGCAATCCAATATTCAAGGGAATCCGATTTTCTTTTGAAGTGTGATATTCTTTTAGAAGAGAGTTCAATATCGTAACTACCTTCCATGACTTTGTTGAGGTTTTCTGTTTTGAAAACCATTCTGAATGTTTTGTCAGTCACTCCAACTTTGATGGAGAATATATCAGAACTGACATTACCAGTATCAGAAACGACCAGACGAATTGCTGTGCCATCGCCTTCTACCACTATCTCTGGTAAACCAAGAGTATTGGCAGCATTGACAACTTGTTTGAAGTCATCTGTCTCAAGTGTAAAACTAATTTCCGCCATTGGAAAACTTATATCTTTATCGGGTGGAGTTTGGAACATGGAACTACTTCCGCAATACCGATACTCAGCGTATCTTTTACCATCAGAAATCTTTACTGAATTTTCACCGAATTCAAGTTCAGGGTCATCAAATAGATTGATTGTTCCAAGAAAACGATTCAACTCATAGATTGGAAAGTTCCTTGGGAAGTTCTCTGTAATCTTGACAGAGGCTAGAATTGTGTTCAACGGAGATACAGTTTTGAGTGTATCACCTTCACGAAATTCTAAACTTTGATTGATTGTTGCGTAGTTCTTGAGGAACGTTACTGTACTTTCACTTAATTTCATTGCTATCTCCAATTAGATTATCATGTATGAATAACATTATTATGACATAGTGTGCGATCTTTGTCAAGTCCTTTCTGTTACGACCAGCTTTCTTTCCGTAACGTTGTGCATATTTGATAATGTTGCCGATGCAGAACCCCTCCCCATGTCCTGCATCAGCGATGAATTCGGTTGATTGTACTCTGTTTTGAGCATAATGAGCTGTGTAGGTAGAATCAATATGATTCTTCAGTTCTTGAATATACAAATCTTCATCAAATGCATATTCAATTTTTCTTTCGTTTGTTCTTTCTTCTTCGCTTTTCATAATTTTTCACTCTAGTTTCATTATCCATTCCATGTGATGCAAATTCAAGTTTTGCAAGGCTTCCCATTGAACCATTGAAGACATACGAACCAGTATGTGCCAATCTCATCCAAGGGCAAAGATAGATTTTGTAACCTATCTTACGAACAAATTGACAGAAGAAATAATCTTCTGACAAGTATCTGTCACTTTCATCAGAAACGTCACCAAGATATTGTTTTGAATCAATGACAGTATCAAAATAAGCATGAATATATCGGTCACCAGTAAAATGTTCTGAACGATTGTGGTCTGGTTTATAAGTGAATTGAGGAAATGCTTCACGAAAATCGTCAAACACTTGTCTCTTTATCATCATGAAACCAGTTCCAATTTCAAGAACCTCTACTGGATCATTCACATTGATTTTCTTTGTATTTTCTACTGGATTGAAAACGTAATCGCCAGTATATTCTTCCAGAATTTGGGGATTCTCGTCTGCAAGCCCCATATCAACAGCGTTACGAACCTTTTCCCAGGCGATACACTTTTTGGGATATGGTCCACCGATTATGTCTTTGTCCAGAGCTGCAAGAGTAAGAACATCTCTTGGGTCAAAATGAATGTCTGCATCTATGAACATAAGATGAGTATATTCACTTCTTAGAAACTCATCACAGAGATAGTTTCTCGCTCTTGGTATCAGAGATTCATTGAAGAGATAGAAATACTTCAAGTCCATCTGATATTGTGCTGCGAGTGTTGATAAGTCACAACACGCTTTTGCATACATTCCACCACACATCCCACCATACATGGGAGTACAAACCATTATTTTTGCTTTACGTAATTCTTCAACTGGTACTTTGATGTCTACCATAATAACTCCACTTTAGGCCATAAAAAAAGAGAGTGAGATTTCTCCCACTCTCTATATATCAACCGATTACCAAGGAATTTCTTCGGTCTTTCCCGCTTCCCATTCTGATTTTTCAGGTTCAGAATTTTCTTCAGTTGAAACCTTCTCATCCAACTTGGAGTAAAGGTCCATGAAAACTTCTTTGGTCTGGTCATCAAACCGAGCGACACACATCGCAATCGCTTTCATACGATCCTTGAAGATTGCAAAAGCATGAACAATGTGAACCAGACGGCGAGTAGCGATGATTTCATCAACTCCACCATCATAGAAGGTCTTGCGAATCAAATCCGCCCAGTCAACCAGTTTTCCAGCATATTCCTCATCCACACACCCAAGGGTTTCCATGAGTTTGATGACGATTTTCTTCTCAACTGAAACAGAGGGATACTCTTGTTCTACAGTCACAGGAAATCTCTCAAGGAATGCTTCGTTGAGAATGTTAGTTCCAATGAACCGACCATCTTCAGAACCTTTACCTTTGGTGTTTGCAGTCGCCATGACAGTGAAACCAGGCGCAGGACGAACAATCCGACCTTCTTTTTTGATGAGAAGTGGATTGCCTTCCAGAACGGGCTGGAGACACATGATTTTGTTGGATGCAAGGTCAACCTCATCCAGAAGCAAAGTAGCACCACGCTCCATTGCCATGGTCACTGGTCCATCCTGCCA